ATAATATTATATTTGTTATTATAAATATTTAATTATATAAATAAAATATATGGCTAAAAAAGATTTAATAAATAAATTAGATAAAGAATTTAGTATATATATTAGGCGTAGGTTTGCTATTAATGATATTGCCACTTGTGTAACTTGTGGTAAACAAGACCATTGGAGAAAATTGCAAGCAGGTCATTTTATATCTCGTAAACATTTGTCAACACGCTGGGATGAAGATAATGTACAGGTTCAATGTGCGGGGTGTAATATATTTCGAGCTGGAGAACAATTTTTATTTAGTAAACATTTGGGTTTAAAACTTTCTAATAAATTATTAATTAAATCAAAACAAATAGCTAAATTTACAGACGTAGAAATCAATGAAATGATTGATTATTACAAACAAAAAAATTCTGAATTTTAATTTTCTTTTTTTTCTTATATATTCTTTTAATAGTCTTTTCTGATTTGTTAATATTTTGGTTGAAATTGAGGTGTAGAAATGCACCTCTTTTTTATTTGCTTAAATGTTAAAGTTTTGTTAAAGTGTTTTAAATGTTTTTTTTATTTGAATTGTCGTTATATATTTGCTTCATCAAACAATAACAATTAACAAATAGAAATTATGAAAACAGCAAAAGAAATATTATTAGCTACCATTTTATGGATAGTATTTGGAACTATAACTTTAATATTAATAGAAATACTTTAAAGATGAAAGATTTAATAGATTTTAACAGATTTCAAATAGAAGCCTTACAATCTGAGGTGTGTAAATTACGAAAACAAAATAACGCTTTAGCAAGTTATTGTTTTGAAGCCTTAGAAAAAGAAATAACAGAGGAATATAAAATAATTATCAAGCAACTTATATACGAATTATTAAACGACAAATAAAATGAAAGAATTAAATTTAGAAGAAAAATTAAGTAAAATTCAAGTAGAGTTTAAAGCTAATAAATCAAGATTTAATAGTTTTGGAAAGTACAATTTCAGAAGTGCTGAGGATATTTTAGAAGCGTTAAAACCATTCAATGAAAAATACAGTGTATCTGTAGTAATTAATGAAGAAATAATAACAGGTGATTTGCCTATATTAAAAAGTACTGCAACTATCTTAGACAACAATGGTATTAACTCAATAAGCGTTTCTGCTATCGTAGGAGTTGATTTAAATCAAAAAGGAATGCAAGTTCCACAACAATTCGGTTCTGCTTCTAGTTACGCTAAAAAGTATGCTTTAGGTAATTTATTGTTGATAGATGACACACAGGATGCAGATGCTACAAATAAACACGATAGCAATCATAATATATCAGAAAAAAGTAGTAAATTAGCAGACGATAAAAAATGGTTAAATAAGAATACACCAGAATTTAGCAAAGCAATAGAATATCTAAAAAACGGTGGTAACTTAGAAACTATTGAAAATAAATATAAATTAGCTAAGGCTGTAAAGGATGAATTATTAAAAGTTAAATAGTTATGAAGATAAAAAAAGGAGATATGTTTTTATGTATTAAAAAAGTAAAAATGTTAGATACAAAAGACATAACATATAAAAAAGGTTATATTTATAGAAGCGAAATAGATTGTTGTATTACTAATGAAAAATTAGACACAAATCATTATTGGGATAAACCTAAAAAATATTTCGTAAAAATTAAAGTAAAAAAATAAATAATCAATTAAATAAATAAATTATGAGTGCAATTTTAAATTTGAATCTAAGAGTAGACAAATTACCAAAAGAAAAATTTGTAAAAGGTAAAGATGGAGCAGTGTATTATAATTTAACAATTTCTATCAATGACGATACAAACCAATTTGGGCAAAATGTAACTGCTATCGATAGTCAAACAAAAGAAGAAAGAGAAGCTAAAAAAGCTAAACTTTATCTAGGTAATGGTAATGTAGTATGGACTGATGGTAAAATAGTAGCTGTTAAAAGAGATACACAAGAAATGGCTAAACAAATTTCTAAAGAAGAAAGTGCAGACTTACCATTTTAGTATTAACAGGAGGTAGTTAAGGGATATCACTACCTCCTTTTTTTTAAATTATTATAATATATTAATATAAATTATGGAATATTTAGAATTTTTAGAAAAGAAACGTCATTCAATAGGTGACTTTGGTTTTAAAGCCAATTATATACCTGATATTGCTTTTGACTTTCAAAGACACATTATTGAAAAAGCAGTTAATAAAGGTCGTATGGCTGTATTTGCTGATACTGGTTTAGGTAAAACATTAATTCAGATTTCAATAGCTAAAAATATTGTTAATCATACAAATAAAAAAGTATTGATTTTAACTCCTTTAGCTGTAGCTTTTCAATTTATATTAGAAGCTAATAAATTAGGAATTGACGATATTGAATACTCAAAAGACGGAAAACATACTAAAAAAATAGTAGTATGCAATTATGAGCGTTTACATTATTTTGATGAAAAAGATTTTGAAGGTGTTATATTAGATGAAAGTTCAATACTTAAAAACTTTGACGGAAAAATTAAAAACTCAATTACTGCATTTATTAAAAAAATACCGTATCGTTTTTTAAGTACAGCAACTCCAAGTCCTAACGATTTTATAGAGTTGGGTACAAGTTCTGAAGCACTTGGGTATATGGGTTATATGGATATGCTTACAAAGTTCTTTAAAAATAATCAAAATAGCGTAGATTCAAATAATAGAAATATTGGCGAAAAGTTTTATTTAAAGCCACACGCTGAAAAAGATTTCTTTGCGTGGGTTAATAAATGGTCTATAATGGTTAAAATGCCAAGTGATATAGGGTTTAGTAATGATAGATATGCTTTACCTAAATTAATTGTAAATAGGCATATTGTAGAAAATCAATCTTTAATTGATGTAAGCGGTCAAATACAAATGTTTACTCCTATTGCAAAATCAATAACTGAAGTAAGACACGAGCAAAAGCAAACAGAAGAAAAAAGATGCGAAAAAGCTATTGAATTAGCAAAAGATAAAACTTCTGTTTATTGGTGCAATACCAACAATGAAAGCTCAATTTTAAAAAGTTCTGATAGTAGAGCTGTTGAAATTATAGGTAGCCAATCAATTGATAAAAAAGAAGAAATACTATTAGCATTTGCAAATGGAGAAATTGAAAGGCTTATTACAAAAGCAAAAATGACTTCAATGGGTTTAAACTGGCAACATTGTAACCATTCTGTATTTTTTCCAACGTGGAGCTATGAACAATATTACCAAGCTATAAGACGTTTTTGGCGTTTTGGTCAAAAAAATGATGTTACTATTGATATGGTAATTTCAGATGGACAAACTAGAGTTATAGAAGCATTAGAGCAAAAAACAAAAAAAGCTATTGAATTACATAAAAATTTAACTGAAAATGTAAATCGTAGTTTTGAAAACAAAGTAAAAGAATTTAACAAAGAAATTATTAAACCAAAATTTATTTAAAATGGAAAACAAAGTAAAAGACCAAGTAATTGCAGATAACTACGCTATTTATAACAGCGATTGTATGTTAGTAATGCCAACATTAGAAAATGAAAGTATTGATTTATCAATTTATAGTCCTCCGTTTGCAGGTTTATACAATTACAGCTCAAGCGAACACGATATGTCTAATTGTGAAACAAAAGAACAGTTTTTAGAACAATACGAATTTTTAATTAAAGAAATTGCAAGGGTAACAAAAAAAGGTCGTATAACCGCTGTACACTGTACAGATGTATTTGATAATACGTGTAGGCTTTGGGATTTTCCAAACGAAATAATCAAACTACACGAAAAATACGGATTTGAATATCGTAACCGTATTACAATTTGGAAAGAGCCTTTAAAGGTTAGAATGCGTACAATGGTTCAATCATTAATGCATAAATTTATAGTTGAAGATAGTACAAAATGTTTTACTGCTATGCCTGATTATGTTTTGATATTTACCAAAAAAGGCGAAAATGAAGTGCCAGTTACACACCCTTTTGGGATAAATCATTATGCTGGAGAAACACCTATTTTGCCAAATATTTTAAGAGCTTGGAATAATGCTAATAATTCAGATTTAAACGAAGTGCAACTTTGGGAACATTTAAACCGAATTAATGAAGATGATAAAATTACTAAATTGAACCATTACATTTGGCAACGTTACGCATCGAGTGTTTGGGATGATATTAGAATTGATAATGTTTTACCATTTAGAGATAGCAAAGAAGAAGATGACGAAAAACACGTACACCCTTTACAATTAGATGTTATTGATAGATTGGTTGAGTTATATTCAAATCCTAATGAAGTTGTATTAACTCCATTTATGGGGGTTGGTAGCGAAGTTTATAGTCCTGTTTCAATGGGTAGAAAAGCTATTGGTATTGAGTTAAAAGATAGTTATTTTAAACAAGCTATTTTAAACTTAAAAGAAGCTGAAAAAAGATTTACTAAAAATGAAGTAAAACAAGAAAGTTTATTTTAATGAACAAAGAATTAGACACGGATGCAATCAGATTGTTAATGCAACTTTATGAGGAAGAATGTTTTGTTAATCCTGATGAAGAGATTAGTTATCCTGAATGTGCTATTTCTTGTGGTACTAAATCTTATGAATCAAAAGATGGTTATATTGAATACACTACTCCTATAGGAACTTATGGAAACTTTACTTTTATACAAGCACCTCCTAAAAGTAAAAAGACGTTCTTTGTTTCTTTATTAAGTTCAATTTACTTAAAAGGAAGTATTAATGGAGGAGGAGATTTAATAGGTTATAGAGATAACAAACACTTAATTCATTTCGATACAGAACAAGGAAATTGGCACGCTCAAAAGGTATTTAGACGACCGTTAGAGCAAACAGGACTAACAAGCGAAAACTATCATACATTTGCATTAAGACAATTAGGATTTAAAGAGAGAATACAATTTATTGAATATTACCTTTATGATAAATTAGAAGCTAAAAATATAGGTTTGGTTATTATTGATGGTATAGCCGATTTATGTGGTGATGTAAATAATATCGAAGAATCAAACGAAGTAGTACAAAAGTTAATGAAATGGAGTAAGGAATTAAATTGCCACATTATAACAGTTATACACTCAAATTTTGGAACTTCTAAACCTACAGGACATTTAGGTTCTTTTTTAGAAAAGAAATGCGAAACACAAATAGAATTAGAATTAAATACAGTTAATAAAGATTGGGTCACTGTTAAATGTAAACGAAGTAGAAACGCATCTTTTGAAGATTTCAGTTTTACAGTTAACAAATTTGGATTACCTCAAGTAGTAGGTGAGATATACGACCCTTTAAAAGGAATTTATTAATATTTTTTTTATATATTTACAAAAAATGAAAGAACAATTAAAATATAATATCGAGGAATTAAAAAAGACGGCAACTAGAACTAGTCTATTATATAGTGATGATAGAGTTATGTTTTCTTTTCTAAAAGATTTATATTTTAAACTAGAGACAATTGAAAATATTATTGAATTAGAAAATGAAATACACTTAACAGAAGTGGGTGAAGCTATAAAAGAAATATATAATAAAGATACAGAATTAACACATATTGAAATAAATTTACAAGTTAGACCAATCGAATCAGAAAAGAAAAAATCGATTATCAACGGTAAATTATATTTATGACAACAATTTTTATTTTCGCAATAGCTGTACTATGGCTATCATTAATGGCAATTCAAGAACAAGGTGGTGAAATGTTAGTAAATCCTATAAAGGGATTGATGTTTGGGGCATTGTATCACAACGAAAAGGACGAAGATTATAGTTATCACACTATACAGATTTTTTTTGCTTGTATTGGCTTAACTTTTATTTGGAATACAAATGTATAGCTGGTTAGAAAAGGTTGCTGTACATCATCAAAAATGGATTAAAATAGTAGAATCCTTTGGTGAGTTAGATTGGGCTGAAGATATAGTACAAGAATCCTACATTGCTTTGATAAAATATGCTGATGAAGATAAATTAATTAACAGCAAAGGCGAAGTAAGAATGGGTTATATGTACTTTACTTTACGAAGTTTATATTTTCAATTTTACAACAAGAAAATGAAAGTGAATAAAGTAAACATTGACACTTGTTGGAATTTATTTGATGATTCAAACATTGAGGAACACGAAGCGTATAATAATATATGTATGTTAATTGATGAAGAAATTAAAGACTGGAATTGGTACGATAGAAAGCTGTTTAAACTTTACAGAGATACTGATTTAAGTATGAGAGATATAGCAAATGAAACAGGAATAAGTTTAATTTCAATATTTCATTCTTTAAAAAATCATAAGCAAATTTTAAAAGAAAAATTTGAAAAGGATTATCAGGATTATATAAACAATGATTACAATAACATTTATTAATATTTTATTTTTATGGAAACATTAGTTACACACGTTTTAGAAACTAAAAAAAACGGTTCTAAAATAGTTAGAAATTTCTTCTTCAATGAAGATAAAACTAACTGGTTAGTAAAGGCGCAAAGTTATTTTACTAAAGACGAAAAAAAACAAGCTAAACTTAAACACAAGGCACAAGGTTATGGCAAAAGGTAGAAAAAAGGAATCAGAGGGTTTCGGTGATACTATAGAGAAAATCACAACTGCTACAGGAATCAAAGCAGCAGTAGAAATGTTTAGTAAAGCAACTGGAATTGATTGTGGTTGCGATGCAAGAAAAGAAAAACTAAACAGATTAATCCCGTATAGAAAAAAAGTTAATTGTTTAAACGAAAGTGATTACGAAGCGTTAAAGCCTTATATTTTAGAAAGTAAAAATACTTTAACACCGAACGAACAATGGCAAATTCAAGCTATTTATTTACGAGTTTTTGAAGTTAAATTAGATGACAGTAATTGTGGATCTTGTTGGAGGGATATAATAAACGACCTTAGAAAAGTGTTTAACGAATATCAAGTGAATGAATAATTGGAAAGAAGCAGATTTATTTGAATATTTACAATTAAATATTTACCCTGATTTAGTTAAATCTAAAAATCAAATGTCACGCTGGGATTGTTACAGTCCCAGCACAAGGCATAGAATAGAACTTAAATGTAGAAAATTACATTATGATACTTTATTACTTGAAAGGAAGAAATATAATGCTATGATAGAGGAATGTAACAAGCATTTAGATGTACCTATTTACATTAATTCAACTCCTAAAGGTATATTTTCTTTTAATTTATTAGAAATTAATCCTATATTTGAAATCAATTATAAAAATCCTGCTACAACACAATTTGCAAACACAAATAAAATAGCAAAAGAAGTTACTTATTTAAATACAAATCAATCAATTAAATTAAACAAATTATGAAAGAAAATCCAATCCAATTAGAATATTTAAAAAGTGTTCTATTAAGTCAATTACTACTTGAATGTAATGAGAATTTGCGCTATACAACGCAGTATAAGAGTGCTTTAAAGCATTTGTTAAATAAAGTTAATACACATTTAGAATCAACTGTTTTCGATGAATATACAAAGATTTACAATACTGATTCAGAAATGACAACAAACATTTTAAGAAGCATTGAAAGTATAGTTGATAAACTTACTACATCAACTTTAGATGAATTAGTTTTAATAAATGCTACTATTGACAAGTACAATGATAATAAAGAATGGTTTAAAGAGTATGCATCTGCTGAATTTCTAAGAATTGAATAATGGCTAAGAAAAAGACAGTTGAAGTATATACACCAACAATTGAAGAGATAGAATCTGCTATTGAATGCTGGAATAAAAATATTGCTTATACGTTACTTGCTTTAAAAAATGGTAAATTCAATATAATTAAGTATGCTATATCTGATTATAAGAATGTAGTAAAATATAAAGAAAATAATAAAGTAATAGAATTTACACAGCAAGAGGGTACTAAAAAAATTATGCAATTATATGTTAATCAAAAAAAATATTTAAAATGAAAATATCAGAATCTTTAATTCATACATTTCAAAATGAAACAGCAGAAGATTTACCTAACATCAAACAATATTATGATAATTCTAAAGGTTCAATTTATAAGTTTTGTAACGACAAAGGTTTAAACGCTTGGGAATTTGATTTGATAAAAAGAATTGTTAGATGCCGAAAGAAAGGACAATTTAAAGAGGATTTGGAAAAAACTAAAATATTAATAGATTTATATTTGAGTGAGTATGAGAAGTAAACAGTCACCTATGCAGAGAATACAGCAAATTATGAATTATTACTTAAGACGTGGTGGTAATTCAGAAAGAGCTAATAATGTATATCGAAAGATACTAAGGCAAAAACTAGAAAGGGATAAGTGATTATCTCTTTTTTTTGTTAAAAGAATGTTAAAAAACATAAAAAGTTTTTTTAATTAAAACTACTTTATTACTTTTACAATATCAAAATAAATAAACTATGACACGATTAGAAATAAAAAACACGTTAGAAGATTTAATTTATGTAGCAGATATAGCAGAAAATGAATATACAGCTAATAAGTTAAAGGCAGTTTTAGAAGCTTTAAAATCAGAATGGGATGCTTCGGAATACTATTACGAACAAATAAAACAGCAAATAAATGAATGAAGCAGCTACTATAAAGATATGGTCTACCATTCAAGGATTAGAACGTAAATTACAGCAAATTTATACTGATTACTTCGGTGGTTATTACGAAGAAGATGTTATGATAAAATTAACAGATTCAACGGAAAGAGATTTAGAAATTCATTATTATATTTACAGCTTAATTTTAAAAGATGCAAACACAAATTAAAACATTCGACAACAAAATCTGGGACAAACAGGAATTATTAGATAATATGTATAATGATGATTTTTACTATGGTTACTTAGGTAAACAAGCTTTAAGTTCATCAAGTATTAAAATGGTCTTAAAATCTCCTAAAACTTACAAATATGTAACTCAGTACGGACAAGAAGAAACACAGCCTTTAAGAGATGGTAAATTGTTTCACACAATGATATTAGAACCTCACAAAGTAGATGATTTTATATTTTGTGATACTACGACAAAGACAACTAATAAATGGAAAGACGCAGTATTACTAGGTAAAGAAGCGAATAAATTAGTATTTACTAATAAAGAAAGAAAAGATGCTGAACGTTTGACAGATGCTATACTAAGAAATAATGAGGTAACATCTTATTTTAAAGGTGCTGATTTTGAGATACCAGAAGTGGCAATGATAGAAGGACTACCATTTAGAGCTAAGGCTGATATACTAAGAGGTGAGCAGATAATAGACTTAAAAACCACATCAGGAATTAACGAGTTCAGATATAGTGCAGATAAATACGGTTATGATTTACAGGCTTACTTATATAAAGAAATGTTTGGTGTAAAAGACTTTGTATTTATCGCTATAGATAAAGCTAGTTTAGATGTTGCGATCTTTGAATGTAGTGATGAATTTTACCAAAGAGGTAAAGAGAAATTACAGCAAGGTATAGACAATTATAAATACTTCTTTGGAAGTGATGAAGTAGATTTAAATCAATATGTATTAAGAGGAATATTATAATGGAAACAAAATTATTTTGTGAGGGATTTTTTAATAAAACTAACGCAAATAAAAAAAGAAATAAAGAGCTACTTATAAAGCATATAAGAATTAAATATGGTGATGTTTATACTGATATGTGTATATTTAATAATTTAAAAGAAAATTTAAGAAATAGGTGTTATAGTGCTTTTAAAAAATTAAAAGAAAAAAAACCTTTTAGCACAAATAAATTATTAGGTGCTGATTATTTTACTGTAAAAAATCATTTAGAAAGTTTGTTTACTTCAGAAATGAATTGGGATAATATGGGGCGGTATGGCTGGCATATAGACCACATTAAGCCTTTAGCTTTAGCAAGTAATAAAGATGAACTTATTAAATTATGTCATTATACAAATTTACAGCCTTTATGGTGGGAAGATAATCTTTCAAAAAGTTCAGATTATAATGGAGTAAGAATAACATATAAAAACAGAGAAAAATTTAAAACTAAGATATGAAAGATAAAATAAAAAATCTAATCTTACTAAAGTTAGGAATAGATATAACAGAAAAATCAAGAAAGAGAGAAATTGTAGAAGCTAGAGCATTATTCTTTTATATAATGAAACAAATAGAACCTAGAACTACATATACAGAATTAGGAAGCTATTGCAATATTTTACATTGTTCAGTTATTTATGCTCTTAAAAATTACGAAACATACGAAAAGTATAATTACACTTTATCTTTATTAAGACATTACATTTTAGAAAATTACAATCTAAATCTTCAAAGTGATGAATCATTAAAAGAACAAATAATTGAATTAAAAGAAAAGTTAAATAAGAATCAATTTAATTATGGTATATTAAAGAAGATTAATAACTTACTTATTGAAAGTAAAGGAACTCAAAAAGAGGAATTTTTAGTTGCCAGATTAAATAGCTTTTATGATATTAATTCAAAAGTACAGATACATTAATAAACTAAGATATGATAAA